CCTCCGGGGGCCTGCAGATCGGACAGGGTGAAGCCGCTGAGAGAACGGGGCTTGGGCATGGTCGAACGCCTTCCGTTTAGGGCCCGTGTGGCCATCAGAGTTGGACCGCGCATGACGGAGCACGTGGGCCGCCGGCGAGCGCCCGGGGTGGGTGCTCGTCGAAGTCTGTGGGGTGTCAGCGCATGTCGTAGAGCTCGCGCATGGCCTGCAGGATGGACAGCGGTTCGTCGGGGTCCCGCAGTGCTCGTGGGCGCCCGGGGGTGCCGCCGCGCAGGGTCTTGTAGCCCAGCTGCGGGTTGTTGCCGGCCTTCTGGCGCGCCTCGTAGTACATGAGCTCGTACTTCTCGTGGTCGTAGCCTTCGGGCCAGTCGGATTCGTTGCGGATCGCGATCACGAGGCAGTCGCAGTAGTCGTGGTAGGCCTCGGACATGCCGCCGACGGTGTCCTTGCGCAGCGTCTCGCTACGCGCGGTGGACTCGCTTTCGTAGACGGCTCCTCGGCCGGCCAGGACCACGCAGAACGCGCAGCTGGTCTCACCCTGGAGGACGCGGGCCCAGGCCACGCCGGGGGTGGAGGCGGCGGCTTGGCGTACGGTGTTGCGGCCCTGGTCGAGGATGTGGCGCTGGGAGGCGCCGAGCAGGTTCCTGCGGGCCTTGGCGGGGTCCGGTGGAATCTTGATCTGGACGGGGTTGCCTGCCTCGTCCAGGACCGGTTGGTCGTCCTCGCCGAACACGGTCTCGAGGGAGCCGTACAGGGGCCCGACAGCCCAGCGGACCATGGTCTGGAGGGCTTCGCCGGCGGCCGGTTCCGCGAGGGAGGCCGGGGAGCCGATGAGGTCCTCGAAGTACTCCGCGGCGGCGGTCGCGGCGATCTCTCCCCAGACGGTGATCAGGGTCGGCAGTTCCTCGGCCAGGGCGTCACGGGCGGCGTCGGGGTCGTCCATGTCCACAGAGTCCACAAGGTTGTTGACGTCTCGGATGGCCCACTGGATCAGGCGCTTCTGCGTGGCGCTGTACTCGTCCGAGGCGCCCATCACGTGTCCTCCAGGCCTCTGGCGTCAGCTTCGGGCATCCGCAGGGACACCGGCACCGCCCCGGAGTCCTCGATCCCCTCCAGCCCGAGCCTGTTGATCAGCGACTCGAAGGTCGCCCCAGCACGTCGGCCGATGCCCAGCGCCTCCAGCTTCTCCTTCTCGGTGAGCTGGTGAGGCTCGACAGCAGCAGCCGTGCCGGCGCCCTGGTCGGCGGCCGCCAGGCGTTCGGCGACCTTGGCTTGGGCCCCGGCGCGGCGGTTCTCCTGCTCGATGGAGCGGATCTGGTTGGTGGAGATCGGCAGCAGCGACAGCGTCGTACGGGCGCCGGGCTGCAGGTTCTTGGCGGCGATCTGCTGGGAGACAAAGTTCGACTGCTCCGTGGTGGACACGGTGCGCGGGTCCTCCCACTCCGTGCGCAGGGTGCGCAGGGTGGCGAGCATGGAGTCGTCCAGGCCGTCGTGGCGCATGGCCAGCACGTCCAGGGCCAGTGAGCGGCGGGCGTGGCCGAAGGAGGGCCACTGGCCCTTCACCACGCGCACGAGGTCCAGCTCGTTGGCCTGGATCGCCTCGGCAGAGGTCGGATTCGAGTCCGAGTGGATGCCCAGATAGGTGAGCGGTATGGAGGTCTCCCCGGAGACCATCTTGCCGATGGTGACCAGCTGCTCATTAAAGGGCTGCATGGACATCTGGGGACGGTGCACGACCTGGGCGCGGTGCCTCTCCCCGGTCATCTCGTCCTCCTCGTCGGGCAGGACCCGCACCGACCCGATCAGCGCCTCCCACGCCGGGTGCATGTTGCCCTCGGCGTCCTCGAACACGGACTGGTCCGCGCCCAGCAGGATCTCACCCGGAGCCGCGTAGAACTCCGCGGTGACGTCCGCGCGCAGCAGCGTGCGCACGGCCGCGTCCGTGTAGGCCATAAGCGGCCGGGTGACCCGCGAGCGCCCGAAGGGGTGACGCAGGGACATGCCGTGGATGTAGGGGGTGCAAGTGACGCGCTCCGTGCCGGTCGGGTACTCATCGTCCGAGACCACCCACTTGTTCGACTGCCGCTCCACCGGAAGAACCCGACCAGGGAGATACAGGTTGTACCGCGACCGCGACAGGAACTCGATGGCCGCACGAACCACCCGGGTGCGCGGGTCGATCTCGGCGGAGGCCGTCAGTGCGGAGGCCGTCGTCACCAGGGTCTCGGGCTCGCCGAGCTTTTCGTCGCCCTTGGTGGTGAACACGAAGGCGCAACCGTGCTCGAGGCTCGACTCGATGGCCATCCGCTCGACCATCTGCACTGCGGGGTCGGTGAACACCTCGTCGAGCTCGTCCAGCAGCTCCGAGGGCTTCGCCAGGGAGAACAGCTGCGGGACGGTGCGGGAGGACACCACCGAGCACGCCTTGTGCGGCCAGCCCACGGCGAGACGCATGTGCATCATGACCGGGGGCACGGCGAAGCCGGTCTGCTCCAGGCGGCGTTCCCCGTCGACGTACTCTGAGCGCAGCTTGTTGCGGCGCCGGTAGCCGAGCACGGTGCGGTGGAGGCGGCCGAAGATCTCCTGCTCTTCCTCGGTGAGGGCACGACGTGCCATGGGCGGGCCTCCTTTCAGCTGACGAACGACCCGCGGCGGCGGGTCTTCTCGGGTGTCGCGGGGCGGGTGTTGGATCCATGCACGGCCAGCGTCGCGGCCACCAGGGGTGAGACGTCGACGGAGCGGGAGGTCCAGGCCCAGAGCTTGTCCCGGGTGGATGAGGGCACGGCGCCGGCCACGGCCTTGTCCAGGTCCGGGTCGGCCTTGTGGCGGATCGTGTGGTCCTTGACCCGGTCGTAGAAGTGCCCGCAGGCACGCCGGTAGATGTCGGTCGTCGGGTAGATCACCCGCACCCGGTGCTGGCGCAGCTCCTGGGCGAGCGAGCCCACCCCGGAGCGGCCATCGGCGAGCACCGGGACCCGGGACTCGCCCATGTGCTCACGCAGTGCCGCAGCGAGCCAGTCAGTGCCCTCGCGGCGGTCGATGAGCTCCACGAACTGGGAACCGTCCTCCCGGAACCCGGCCGCGCAGATCGAGGCGTAGGAGCGGTCCGGCGGGATGTCCACGCCCAGGGCCACCCGCTCGAGCTTCTGCTCGAGGACCTCGCCGTTGAGGACTGCGGCGATGACCTCCTCGTCGCGGCAGGCCGCCCAGTGCGCGTCCGGGATGTAGGACTCCCCGCCGAGCTTGGCCCAGACCCCGAGGCGCTCTCGCAGGAATTCCTCGCGGCCCTCGTCGCTCTTGGCCAGCGTGTTGTGCTCATCGAGCACGTACTCCTCGCTGATCAGGTGCCCCAGCGACGGGTTCGCCTGGTACCAGAGGTCCCGGTCCAGCAGGTCGATGTCCTCGTGGGCGATGTCCTTGTCGATCTCCGCCGACCACTCGTAGTAGGCCACACGCCCGGTGGTCCCGCCGGCGAGCGCGTCGGCGCGCAGCCCGGCGAGGTAGGTGGATTCGGGCATGCCCGCGGAGGAGGTGACCCACACCTGCGGGTCACCGGCCACGGAGGTCGCAGCCAAGGTGGGGAGCAGGGCGCCCATCTGGGACGCGGTGAGTGCGAACGCCTCGTCGAGCACGACCAGTTCCCCGGTGAAGCCGCGGCCGGCGGAGCCGGAGCGCGTCTTGTAGATGATCTGGTTGCCGTTCTTGAGGTAGATGCCCGGCTGGTTCGCGGTGCGGAACCCATTGATGTCCCGGTTCTCCTGCTCGGGGGACTCGTAGCCCAGGACGTACTCGCCGAGGTCCGGGCGTTCCCGGATTCGGTTCATGAGCGCGATCATGGCCTTGTTCGCCGTGTCGTACTCGTGGGCGGTGTGGGTGACCTGCTTCTCCCCGAACAGCAGCACCCCGGCCAGCTCCCGGGCCTCGATGAGCGCGTTCTTGCCGTTCTGCCGCGGGATCACCAGGCAGGTGAGGAACGCCGACCACCGGTGATCGACACGCTCCCCGAGGGACCCGCGCAGCACGTACTCCTGCCACGGAAACAGGTTTAGACCGGCGGCCGCGGCCAGGTCCACGGCGTCGTCTGCGGCGGTGG